TAAGCCCTGCCATCATGGTTGCGCTGGTGGTTTACATCAACCGTGATTAGCGGGGCATCTGCACCAGCAACGACAAAAGCGCCAGCATTGTTCTTTTGTACAGGCGTGACTAAGCGCGACTTTGTATTCAGCGATTCAAGTTCAACCAGCGTTATTGCCATGTTTAGTCACCCTTTGCCAGCTTGTATTTCTCAAGCAAATTGCGCCCTTTTGCTGCCAATCTAGCTGCGGCCTGTCTTGTTCTTGGAACAGGCTCTCCCCATGCGTTTGCCGCCAGTGCCAATCTTGTAGGCTTACCGTCTTTACCGACTAGTGGCCCACTTGGATTGGTGTAGAACCGAGTCAGAAAAGAGCCTTTTCGTCTGGCGCGTTCTCCAGTTGGGCTCTTGTCTTTGACCCCAGGCTTTAAGTTCTTGCTCTCTCCAGATCGCTCAAACTTACGCCGACCAGCCTCGGTCAAGCCGCCTTCAGGGTCTTTGTACTTGCTCACTTGTTTTCCTTAGCGGCAATCATATTGTCGATCAGGTTTGGATATGGGCGACCTGCTTTTTTGGCTCGGCGCATAGCGGCTGCCTTCTCAGCAGAAGACAGCTTCTTTGGCTCACCCAAGTCTTTGGGCCGTGGTTTATCCCATACTTCTTTCATCTCAGTCATCCATCTCTAGGCTGGCATCTTCCATCATTTTCTTGAGGGATTTGCCATTGCTGGGCTTCTTTGCACCCATCAAAGCCATAAGTTTTTTCTTGAGCTCAGGAGGCATTTGCTCAGGCTTCATGTCTTCCATCTCGCTCTCACCGTCTTTTTCGATGCTGATTTCGATTTTCATTTCTGTTTCTCCGCTTTACGAGCCTCGCTCAATGCGATTGCAATGGCTTGTTTCTGGTCTTTGACCACCTTGCCATCTTGACCAGAATGCAACTTTCCGGCCTTGTACTCACGCATGACCTTGGAAACCTTCTTGTCGAACTTGCTTTGTTCCATGTGTACCTCTTACGCTTGTGCGGTGGTGGGTTGAAGGCTGCCGCCTTGGATTCCGAGCTCAGTATCCATGCGATAGGGAGAAAGCAGGGAACGGCGACCGCCACGAGTACGGGCGCGGATACGAGAAGCCTCTGCCTGTGCAGCTTTGCGGCGTTCTTCTTCCATTTGTTTTTGGATTTCTTTGGCACGACTTTCAGCATCTAGACGCTGGCGCTCTGCTTCTGCTTGTTGGGCAGCAAGAGCCTCACGAGCAGCCTGAGCCTGAGCTTCCATAGCCGCAGCCTGACGGTCATAAGAAGCCTGTGCTTCCGCAGAAGCAGCAGCTTGGTCTGCCAATGCTCTTTCTTGTGCAGCTTTGGCCTCTTTTGCCAACTGAATTGGCTGGTCAATCATGGTCTGTCCAGCAGCCGCACCAATTGCAGCGCCAGCCGCTGCACCACCAGTAGCACCAAAAGCACCAGTCAAAACAGTACTTGCGCCACCAGTAAAATAACCAAGGGTAGCACCAAGAATAGTACCCAATCCGACATTCTTGCCAAAGAGTTTCAAGAACTCAGGCTGTCCAGTTTCAGGATTGATGCTGTTTTTGTCACTGCCAACGGTGAATTGATTGATGTCAGCACCGTTTTCAGAGAAGTATTTAGACATGATTTTCTGGAAATCAGGGTCTGATGCCATGTCTTTAGGGATAACGACCTCACCAGGAGTCAAGTGGGCCATGACGCTATCGCCACCACGCCCCTTTTCTGCGGCCTGGTCAGTGGCCTCTTTAAGCATTTTGCGGCTTTTGCGCTGATTGGTAGTCGCCATTACTTACCTCATCAAGTTAGATGAGGCAATTCTATACATCGGTCAACCAAAATGCAATCGAAGTGATTGCGCTGTGAAAGCATTAGAAGATTTCAAAGTCCATATTTGCTATCACTTGGGTATTTACTCGACCTCCAAGCTGGGGTTGGCGGGTCATTCTGTTGTATTCACCGCCGCCGAGCATGAGATAGCCAAACGAGTCGCCAATGTGGGAGTGTTCGTTTTTATTGGGGGCATCTCGGAATCTTTCCTGTCCAGCGCCGACTGCCACGCGCTTGAAGTGGTAGCCGCCAGCCAGGGCTTTGCGTAGCAATTTGCATTCCCGATTGACGATCAGTCCAGGTTTTCCGTTGATTAGGCGTTGCATGGGTGCGGCTGAAGCCTCGCGGCGAACTTTGAAGTCGTTGCTGGCGGTGGGTCTGGCGTTCATGCCTAGCGTCTTCAAGAACTCAAAGGCTGTGACTTCATAGATGGCATCCCGAGCCATACCAGCGGGGTCGCCCCATACCAAGATTTGATGGTTTGGGAACCAGGTATTGAGCTCTGACAGAAGCTGGTTGCCGAAGCGTTCCAGTCCCATGTCGAAGGTAACGATTTCTTTATGGATTACCCATCTGCCATTTGGTAGGCGCTGCCCGATGGTTGCGGCTGGTGTCAAACCGAAGTCAAGTCCGACCTGGATGGGCACATTCGGGTCAATTTCTGTATCGCCGGACATTGTGGCATCGTCGTATTCAGGCCAGACTGGTCGGCCTTCTTGGACATAGGTGTACTCCCCGCCAGCGTAGCATCGAATCCAGTCGATGTTTTTGCCCAGCAGCATTTGTGGGTAGTATCCAGGCGGGAGATTGCCGAGATTTTCTGCCTTGGGGTTGATCTTCCACCATTTACCAGCGGCAAATACATGGTCGTTAGCCTCTGGCATTTCAGGCAGGTCTTCTGGTTTTGCCTCAATCACGCCGCCAGGTTGTTTGTAGAACTTCCAAGCGTAGGGGCCGGACATCTTTTCTTGCTCAGCCATGCGATGCCACCAGTGGTCGTCGTCCATTGGGTTGGTATCCATGAGGATTCCATGCCAAGTAGCGCCACCGTCACGCTTTGTGGGGTATCGTCCAACGCGATGGGTTAGGCCATCAATCACGGCTTTTGGCAATTCCCGAGCCTCGTTGACCCAAGCGCCAGTCAACTCAAGGGAGAGCAGCTTTCGGACATCTTTGGGCTGGTCAAGAGCCAAGAAGATGACTTCCATATCAATGCCAGCGGCTCCATCTCGGGCGGGCAGACGGATATGGTGGGTAATGGGTGGTGTCCACAGCATCGGGCCGAAGGTGGATTCTGGGAACATATCCAGCCAGGTCTTGATGGTAGTGGTTTTCAGCATGGGATAGCTGTTACGCACCACAGCCCAGCGGGAATATCGGATATTGTCTATTGGGCTTGGCTTTTGCTCAATAGCTTTTTTGAAGATTTTGGCGCAGCAGCCATAGGACTTGCCGGAGCCGACTGGCCCCATGAGTCCCTGGACGAAGTTGTTGGATTGCCAGAACTTCCAGATGGTTGGGGATGTGCTGAAATCAAATGTAAGCCCATCAGTTGAGACTGATTTGGTGCTTTGCTCTTTGGTTTTCATCAGACATCCTCTACATCTGGTGGTTTGACATTGATGCCAATGACGCTTGGTTTGTTGTTGTCATCAGGGGTGTCGAGCAGACCAGATGCTTTTGCAAGAATGCGAAGAACCTGGACTTTATCGTAGAGTTCCAAGGTAATCTCGCTGAATTCATTGCCTTCTTTATCCACGCGCTTGGTTTGCTTGATGGATTTGATGCTTTGCAGGGCGTGTTCTGGGATTCTGCTGCTGGCTTTTACCTGGACATTACCGTGGTCATCCCATTCAAAAATGTCAGTAATCTTGGTATTTGCCATTGTGAGCAAGGCATAGGCAACTGCCTCGCGGTTGGCAACGATGGTTTGGCTGCGTTCAATGCGCTGGACGACATTGCGAACGCCACCCCAACCTCTTACGCTGGGGTAGCTTCCGGCAGTCTTTTTCTCGACTTTTTCGTTCATAATCAGAACGGAATATCGTCGTCATTCTGTGGCTGGTAGCCATTGCCTTTAGCAATAGAATGCACAGAAGCAGATTTCTGGGGCTTACTAGGCATATCCTCGACGGGATTACCACGCTTGATAGCAAACCAGACATTTCCAGTCTTCTCATCATGGTTGCGCCAAGCAGACAGCCAGTACTGCGTGCCATCAGAATCAGTCCATTTGCCCACCAGGTCAGGCTGACTGTCTTTCTCTTTCTTCAAATTCTTACGCAAAGAACCACCAACTTTTACGGCTTCCATAGCATCTCCTTTACAAAGCCCAAAACAAAGATGCTGGCGCAGGGAGCTTTGAACCATCAATCATAGGAGGGACATAA